CTACCTCTTTGAGTACATCGACCACGGCCTCACCGCCGCCACAGCCGTGGGCTGGATCTATTCTGAGCACTGCACGTGCGGCTGTAACAAGAGCAACTTCTACATTGTGGACGAGCATTACGAAGGGGGCCAGACGGTCAGCTATCACTCCGCCCAGATCCGTGCCCACAGACAGCGTCTCGAAGGCTTCCCCATTCAAGCCACTTACCTAGACAGTCAGGCCTTCAGCAAGACCCTCATGGGCACAGTCGGCACCATCAAAGAGAACGAGCTGTTCAGCATCGCAGACGAGTACATGAACTGCAACATCAGTGTCATCCCTAATCAGAAGGACTGGAAGGTCGGCTATGACCGAATTAGCGAGCTACTTCTTGTGGACCCAACCCATGTTCATCCATTTACCGGTGAACGTGGCGCACCCCACCTGCTTGTGTCTAACCTTTGTGCTAAGTTTCTGATGGAGGTCGAGTCGTACAAGTGGAAAGTCGTCAAGAACTCCGTGGAGCCCCGCAAAGATGAAGCTGTTGACGGTAACGATCACCACCTTGATGGTCTTAATGGTTTCCTTGCTAGTCGTCCTGCTGAGGTTGTAGAATATCACCCAGAGCCTGAAGAATGGAACCTCGACCGAGAACTGGAACTGTTTGCACCGAAGTTCGACCACATGTCAGCCTGAAGATGGTCGCGCTGACGTTCCTTATTGGCTTCATTGTCGGCATCATTCTAGGAATCCTTGATATGCTCTTAGGTCCACATGGCTGAAATCCCAGGCAACTACGACAACACAGGCGCCCCCAACACAGGGCTCAACCGTCTCCAGAACTACTTCCGTACCTGGGCTACCAGCACTGAGATCGCCAGGCAGAAGTTCCGTCGTGACTACGAGTACACTGAAGGAAACGGGAAGCAGTGGTCCCGCCAGTCTCGCCAAGAGGTGATTAACAGCAAGCGCCCTGCCCTCGAACTGAACCAGATCCTCCCACAGGTTGAGTTCGTCTGTGGCCTCCACAGGGACATGCAAATTGACTTCAAGCTTCTTCCCCGTGGCTATGAAGACATCCGCCTCAGCGAGATCGCCACTGCCTCTCTCAAAGCTGCCTCCGACTTCACACGCCTGAGCCGTGAGTGTGACCGTGTCTTCGACGACGCCACGATCTGTGGCCTCGGTGTATGGGAGGTCCACCACAGCTACGACGACGCAGACGACCTCCTTTGGGGTGACATCGTCGTCAGCCGCATCAACCCGATGAGTTTCATCTATGACCCGTGGGCCGTCCGCCTCGACATGCAAGACGGAGCCTTCATGGGTAAGGCAGAATGGGTTGACATCGAGACCTTCAAGCACGAATACCCGAAGTTAGCTCACCTTGCCGTCCCTGGTGAGTGGCTCTCGCGTGTCAACCAGATGATCGGCTCCTCCGATGACCTCGGGACAGGCCCCAACCTCATCCCCGAGCTCTGGGATCAGTCCACAGGCCGCATCCGTGTCCTCACCATGTGGTACAAGGACCCCGTGGACATCGTCCTGCTGGTCAACGAGCAGAACGGCATGGTCCAGGAGTTCAACAGCAAGGACGAAGCTGAGCGCACGCTCGCCGGTATGCGTGAAGTGGCTGGCCGGGACGCCATTGCCCCCTACCAGATCCTCACCCAAGGCACTACCGCTGCCATTGCCGACCAAGCTACAGGCATGCCGGTCACCAACCCCACCACAGGTGCCCCCCAAGAGTTCGCTGACGTGGAAATGGCCCAGGCACACCTTAATTTACTCTCCCAGAAGGCCGGTTTAGAGGTCTTTAACCAGTACCAAGTCATCCAGCGTCAGGCTAAGAAGCCAAAATGGACCAAAATGGTCTACTGGCAGACCCTTGAGAGCGGCAAGAGCGAGTATCAGGACCGCTCCTACCCCTATGTCCCCTACATTGCACGCCGGTTTGCCGACGATCCCGAGTCCATCATGGGTATTGTCCGCAACCTGACCGACCCCCAGGACGAATATAACAAGCGGTACTCAAATCTCCTCGCCCACCTCAACAGTTCGAGCCACAGCGGGTGGTTCAACCGCACCTCAGGTGGTGCCAACAGCCAACAGCTCGAACAAGCAGGCTCCCGCCCCGGTATCGTGGTCGAGTACAGTGCAGTTATGCCTCAGAAGATCGAGCCCTCTGACATGTCGCAGGGTCACTTCAACCTACTGCAGCTCTCAGAGCGCAACATCCTCCGTATCAGCAGCATCAACGCGGAGATGATTGGTCAAACAACGCAGCAAACCGTAAGTGGGCGTGCTATCAAAGCCCGCCAAGCTGGTGGTGCCACCGCGCTGCGCCCACGTCTGCGTACCTATGAGGAGGCCTTCCTCGACCTTGGCCGCATGATCTTCTCCCGCATCCAACAGTACTACACCCCAGAGAAGATCCGCCGCATCATTGGCGTGACCGAGCTCTCTACCCCGCTTGGCTCCACCGGTGCCTCCGTCTTCATGGACCCCATCACAGGTCAACCTGTCCCTGAAGAGGTCATCCTGCAGTATCTCCGCCAGGTGAAGGACCTTGAGTTCGACGTTGCCTTCTCCACGCAGCCTCTCACTCCAACCGAGCGCCAGGCGAAGTTCCAGGAGGCTCTCCAGATGGCCTCGCTGGTCGCCAATAGTGGCCGCGTCATAGGCCCCGCCACCTTCAACGCCCTCGTTGAGATGGCTGACATGCCCTCAAAGCTCGCCACTGCACTCAAGATCGACTCACTGGCCCCGCCCGTCTCCCAGCCCAACCCACAAGGCCAGAGTGCTGCGATGCAGAAGGGCTCTGCCGCGAACGGTGACGGTCAATCCTCGGGTGGCGGTTCCGAGGGTGCAGGTGAAGCAAAGTCTGAAGCCGCTCAAGAACGCTCACAACAAAAGGTGTAATATGGCAACGAAGCACGTCGGTATCAAAGGCACATACGAGAAGACAGTCGAGGACAGCAACACACAAGCCTCAAACAAGTTCACCAAGTCCTATCCCAAGCCCACTGATGATATGGAGAAGCCCTCGCATCACTCACCAGCTCCAAAGGACAGTGGAGGTGAGTCTAGTGCCTATTAGCCGTTACTACAGTGGGCGCGGTGAGGAAGTCATGTCCAACATGAAGAAGCGCTACGGTGAGAAGGGGGGCGAACGTGTCTTCTACGCCACAGCCAACAAGCGAGACCAGAAAGGACGAAAGTCTAAACGAGGACGCTCCAAGTCCTTCGGGTTTGGCAAGTGACCCGCTCGTTGCCTTTGACCCAGAAGCCTTCGAGAAGCTTCTCCAGGCCGAGTGTAAGTTGTGGCAGCGCAAGCTACGTCTCCAGGATTGGAATGTGCAGGTCCGCCTAGTCCGTCTCAACGAGATGCCTGACCAGGATGCCATCGGTGCCATCTCCCAGGCAATCGAACGCAAGGACGCCCAAATGACACTGCTTTCCCCACTCGACATGCCCCTCATGGCCTCCTATTTCATGCACAGCGAAGAGATGAACTACTCCCTCACCATCGTCCATGAACTGCTCCACCTTCACATGGCCCCCTTCACAGCCGGTGCCACTGAGACCGAGCTTGTTGCCGAGGAGCAGGCTATCAACGCCATCAGCCAGTGCATTTTCAACGCTTATGCCAAGCACCACAAAGGTCCTGTCCCTCCGGTTGTAGCTACAACGACAGGACACTACCTATAGCTATATATCACGGGCGTAACTGCAAGGTCGCCGCTTGCCAGCTGTCGTCGGGCTGATCCAACGGACGAATGGAGGAGACTGTGAACATTGTAGATAACTCACCAGAGCTGCCGTTTGACGATCCCGCAGTCCAGGCTGTCCTGGCTGGAACGGCAAAACCTGAGCCTAAATCGGACGCTAAACTAAAGGATGAGCCGTCGTCGGACTCTCTAAAGGCTGAGGACAGTACTGTTGTCAAGGAGGACCCGGAACAGCTTAAGGCTCAAATCGAGGGCCTGAAGGCCGAGCTGGGCCGTAGGAAGGGCAATGCTGATCAGGTCGAACGCCTGTCAGCAGAGCTTGAGTCCCTCAAGACTCAAGTCAAGTCCACCAAAACCACGGACGAGTTAGCATGGATACAGCAACTCGACGATGATGGCCTTGCCAGCAAGCACACTGACTGGGATGATGAGTTGGCCGACGCACGTGCCCGTTATGGTCAGGCCGAGGAAGCCGGTAACGACCGCGCGATGGCGCAGCAAGGACAGCGCATCCTTACTGCTAAGAAGTATCTCGCAGCCTTCCGCAAGGAAACCCTTGCACGTGTGACTCGACGGAGTCAAGAAGCTGAAGACGCGCGCCGTGAGTCCACATCTATTCAGGATGAAGTGTCAGAGATGTATGACTATGTCTCCGAGGCCTATCCAGACCTTCTCAAGGAGGGTACTCCCCTCTGGAAGGCTGGTGATGCAGAATACAGGGCTTACCCGGCTCTGATGTCCCGCCTCGGTCCGCTTGGTCAGATCGTCGCTGCCTCTCTCGCCATCTCCAAGCATCCAGACTTGGTGGGCAAGAAAGGCTCGGCAGTCGCCCGGAAGGAGGTCATTAACGACCTTGAAAAGTCTGTTAAGCGCAGTCTCTCTACTGGTGCCTCTGCTCCTTCACCCAGTCCAACAGCCACGTTTGACGTGAGCTCGCCTGACGGCTTGGCTCAGTTCAACGCGGCCATTGAGAAAATCAAAGGAGGGTAAGATGGGTGAGTACATAGTCCTGCTTATACTGATTATTGTCAGCATCCATTTCGGGTTTGCCCTCTACAAATAAGGACAGCTAGCTGAAGTAGCCTTGCGTAGATCTCAGCAGCTGACGACCTATGGCAACTAACCTCACTACTGCGTTCACAGACGGTACATCGTCTGACGCGACGCAGTCTATTTTCAACACGCTCTTGCTGGTCAGGGGTACCTACGCCCTGATCCACCCGATTGTGGCGAAGAAATACTCGCTCAGTCGGCGCTCAGGCAAGACAATGATTTGGAGGCGCTACGAGCCACTCGCTCTCGCCACCACGCCGTTGTCTGAAGGGATCAACCCGTCCGGCCAGGTCAAAACCAAGACCGACGTGTCAGCCACGATTCAACCATATGGAAACTTCATCGAAGATTCCGACATGGTAATCGACTACCAGCCCGATGCCCATACCACAGAGAATGTGGAGTTGCTCGGGCAGCAAATGGGTGAGACGTTCGATCAACTCTACCGTGACCTCCTGGACGGTGCAACGACCACTGTGTTTGCCAACGGCACCACAGTCGCCACTGTCACAGAAGTGGTAGATAAGAATGACCTGGAGCGTGCCTACCGGACACTTCGTGTCAACAAGGCTCGCCCCTACAGCCCGATGATTATGGCTGGACAGAAGATTGGTACCGGCCCCGTCATGCCATCCTATTGGGGATTGGCTGACGAGCGCGTTGCCTTCGACCTGCGCCACGTGGATGGCTTCAGGCTCACGTCTGAGTACGGGAGCTCGACCGGCATCCTCGCCGGTGAGATCGGGAGCGATGCGAACGGTATCCGCTTCCTCGTCTCGCCTAATGGTTTCTTCACTATAGGTGCATCCGGCACGACTGCTGCAGGCACTGACGTGAAGAACACAGGTGGGTTCGTGGATGTGTACTCCATCTTCGTGTGCGGCATGGAAGCCATCGGTGGCATCAATGTCGCTAACGGCAATGGAGGGATCATCCGTCACGGCCTCGGTACTTCAGGTGTCTACGATGCCCTGAACATGCGGGCAACCGTAGGATGGAAGAAGTATGACGCTCGGGTCATCCTGAACCAGAGCTTCTTCCTCGAAGTCCGTACGGCAGTGAGTCTGTAATGTACTTTATGGTGACTATCAACGGTGTCCCGTTCAAGCGTTGGCTTACCCGCCAGGAAGCCGACGTGACTGCGGAACGCTGGCAAGGTCAGCATGG